GCCACCCCGGTTGCAGGGTGTATACACAGTCAACCAGCCGATTGATCTGCTTTAAATTAAACTTTATACTTGATTAATAGTAAAGGAATGATCCTCTTATTTTAAAATCATAAATAACAACTACACGATAATATTATATGTTTGCACGAAAAAGGATGGTGGATTAACATAATAAGATAAATTGTAATCTTCGTCTGGAGCAACATATTGAAATATTTTTAAGTCCCCACTCGAAAAACGTTCAGGGTCGAAGATGTCTAAGTGGTGCGAGTGTTCGGGATAGTGGTCAGCAGTCCTAATACTTGACGCGTCTTCAAACTTCTTATCACTGTAATATGGAAGTGCAATCTCAAGAGAAGGAACTTCTTGGCTAGTGTAAGCACAACCATTATGCCCAGTTACTTGAGATAGTGTGAAATTGGCATGTTGAGGAGTTTCTACGTCAGAAAGAACAATTTCATCTGTTCCAAGAGATGACACGCCAGAAGAGGCACGTGATGCTACCATACCAATAATATTGGTTTTATTTCTTTTTCCTAACATATATTTATAACGAATACCACCGCGTCTTGCGGCAAATGCGGGAGTAATCCAATTAAGTAAAGTTCTCCCAGTAACATTGTAATTTACAGCATTCAAACCTGCATCTCGCGCTTGCTGATACATTCCGTTCGTTTCAGCGCGGCCATTATACATAGGAAAATTTGGTAAAGTGAGACGGTATCGTGTAGCAGAAGTAGATAAATTGTCCTTGTCTCGTCTAACATATACTGCGTTAAGATTATAACGTTTAAACATATCACGAAAAGAATCAAAAGTTTCTCCATGGTAAACAAGAGAAAGAGCATCAGGCGAATTTGGTTCTCCAATTGGCTCTAACATTTCAGAACCTTCCTCACCTGGTTTAGAACCGTCGGCCGCCTTGGAATTGTTAAGTATACCACCCTGAGACCATGCATTATTGACCTCAGTGGTTGTATGCTCGAAAGAACCACCGAAAGCTGTGTTTTTAATCATAGTATCATCGGGAACTGCAACTTCATAATCAGAAGCACCACTAATCCAAGTAAGGATTCGAACACTATTAGTAAGATCTTCGTCTGGACCAGTAAGTTCGTTAAGTACGTAAATACGTAATTGACCATTTGAATATTCAGTTTCATCAGTTGGTTCATTATTCCCTATTCCAATACCAAGAGATGATGGAGCACGCGGTACTTTAGCCCATGATCCTTGTTGAAACCAATGAATTGGAAGCATAAAATCTTTAGTTTCTTCCAAATCTATAATACGTGAAAACACTGTATTAGTGTCAGGAATAGCAGTACCAGTAAATCCTCTTGGATCGTAAACTAGTAAAAGTTTTCCTCTATGGAGATCACTGGCATTGATCTGAAAACGATAATTAATGCCCCCACGCCAAAACTTGAACGGGAAAGTGGCGTGAGACAATGGTGTTTGTACCCACTCAATACCATATTCATTGGTACCGTCATACCTAAAATCGCAGTGACAAGGAGTAACATTAATAGTTCCCAACAGTGTATTTTCACTTGTAGTGGCATTCCAAGTAAAATAGGTCAACAAACTAGACTTAGAAGTTATCGCTTTAATCGACATCTCATCGTCTAGTTGTGCTCCTGTAATATTGTGGTCGACTGTCCCTCCCTGTTTAGGGTCGTATGAAAATTTTTCAACTGCTTCTTCGATTGAACTGTTGGCAAGAATACCAAACATTTGAGGTCTATATCGCTCTGTTGAAGAAACAGTTATTGGCCGTGAAAAACCCCAAAGTTCTGAAAGGTTACTAACACCTTCGGCTACCATAGTGGTGGCCGTTGCATAAGGTCCGATCTTAGGAACAGATTTAAGTTTTCCAGCCCATCTAGCAATGGATTTAGCTGGTCTAGAAACGATACCTCTACCGTATTCATCGGGTGTAATCTTACCTGATTGCGACAAAATGCCTTGCGTCGTTGGTCCTGCTAACTCCACATCTTCCATCCACGCCATAACAGTTACATTAATTTGCCGTTGATCAGAAGCTCCGAATGCTCTATCAAGAGGTGCCAAAGATATCATGCTTATTTCACCCATATCCAAGATATCATCCGCACTGATTAAGTCTAGATAATTCTTGTCATGGAAAAAGGGAAGTTTCAATTCACCACCCTGACTGGCTGTTGGATTCAAAATAAGATGCATTCGTTGGCTCAATTGTTTGGCACGTTGGAAGTAATCTTCAACCAAATTGAAATTGCTAGAAACAAAATCAAAGCCTTTTCCTTTTGGCTTATAACCAACGATAATATTACCAAAATAAAACGGACCACCACTGATTAAAAATTTAACGTGCATAGTACCACGAAGTAATGAATAATTTTGTAATTTATTTATTACAGTAGCATTAGACAAAAAGTCGTGCCAAGGATTGAATTGGACATCTAAATAAAATCCATTAGTTAAGTTGTATGAGGCAATACGCAAGGGTCTTGCCAAAAAGTCACCCAATTCCGTATTCTTTTTAGAAACTTGTAATCTAGTACTGTCAGTAGCGGTGGGAATATCTACTACGACTTGGTCGATATCTGTTTGGAACTCCACAGTTTGTTCCACTTCAGTATTAGTAGTTGTAATTGCGCTTTCCTGACGCATCTCGCCGGACTGCGAGATAGCTTCAACCTCTGGCTTTGGGGCTACTTCTACCTCTGGATCTGAGGTATATGGTGCGAGTTGCTGAGCTTTCCACTCTTTAAAGTACTTGGATCCACAGGTGTACTTGCGTAAGCTGTCATTCCATTGACCTCGGACAACTCTGTCCGGTTCATCTGCTGCGCTTTTTGAGAAAGATTTGATATATTCAATGAAAGTTAAATAGCGCAAATCAACGTCGACTCCTGGAGGTTTTATTAGTGCCCAAGGGGGTGTATACTTACCAGTAAGTCCGACTGTTCTCGTTAGAGGTGCAGATTGCGATTTTGCACGAACATCCATATGTGAATAATTAATGGGGTGTTTAGATAACATTAATAAAGATTCATTTCCTTTTTGATGTACGTGCACTGTTGTTGTTGTTCTCTCAATATGGGTATTAC